CATGGAAAAGCTCGGGATCACCTATGACCAGGTGGACCCAAGAGTTCACAACTTCCGGGATACTCTCAAGTTGCTGATAGACAAGGGCGCCGATATTGGGGACTTTGGGCAGATATTCACGGACAGTTCCGGTGCGGTCATGTACGCCCTGGCCGAAGAAGGCGATGCGGTCGATAGCCTGAAAGAGAAGATCGTCGGGTCCAAAGGCCTGTCCCAGACCATGTCAGACCTGATGATGGACAATCAGAGGCTTGTGGGGGCATGGGAGGAAGCTAAGGGCGCGACCATGGGCATGGTAACCGCGATCGGCGGCTACCTAGAGCCAGCGGCCGTTAGGCTTCTGGGCATCTGGAAAGATCTGATCCCATCGCTCCGGGAGTTTGGATCAGCCCTGGCCGAAGGCGACTGGTCCAAAGTCGGGGAGATGCTTGGCAATGCTTGGACGGTCGCAAAAGAGAAGGGCATGGACTTCTTGGATTGGGCCAAAACTGCCCTCCAGAGCATAGATTGGGGCACGGTGGCCACTCAAGCGGGAGGGCTCATCGCCGGAGGCATCCAGACCGGCCTAAGCGCTCTGTCCGGGCTCGGGGCGACCGTTGGCGGCTGGATCAAAGACTTCGACTATGCCGGAGCTGGCCGGACTATAAGCGGCTGGATCCAATCCGGCATCGATGCTCTGGTTGGCATAGGGACCACAATAGGCGGCTGGATTAAGGATTTTGATTATGCTGGCGCGGGAACCACAATCGCTGGCTGGCTGAAAACAGGGTTTGACACTCTTTCTGGTATTGCGGCAACCCTGGCCGGTTGGATCAAGGACTTCGATTACACTGGCGCTGGCACAACTATCGCAGGTTGGATCAGCACCGGTATAGAGACCCTGAAGGACATCGGGGGCACTATTGGAGGCTGGATCGAGGATCATGGCGGCTGGAAGGGTGTCGGCGAGGCAGTCGGTGAAAAGGTATCTGACGGGATCAAGGCCATAACCACCTACGCCGAAGGTATAGCAGACAAGCTAAACACCTGGCTGGGGGCCAACGCAAAATCAATAGGCGAATCCATAGGAAAGAAAATATCTGAAGGCATCCAGTCTATAACGACTTATGTCGATGGAGTGAAAAATAATTTACAGGATTGGGTGAATTCCGGTGGGGCCAAATCGGCGGGCGACTCTATTGGCAATGCGATAGCCGATGGCATAAAATCTGTAATGGATTTGGGTAAATGGGTCGCTGATAGTTTCACGACAAAAGGCGGCGGAAATGCCGTTATCGGGGCCATAAAGACCGGTGTGGAGTGGACAACTCTAGGGCAATCGGCAGTCAACGATTTTGTTACTGGTTTTATATCAGGTCTTGCCCCCATTGGAGCAGAGATTTACAACACTATCCTGGATGCTATCACCGCTGCTCTTACGATCGAAGTGGATTTTGGTGAAGGGCCAATTGGGGACGCACTGAACAATATTTTCAGGGTCACCGGTACGGATAATGCCATCGCTGATTACATCCAGTCCAAGAAAATAGAGACCAAATGGTCTGCACCGTCTCAGTTTGGTACTGGAAAGGGTGGTTGGGCACCAAGCAGCCCCACTACTGTCACCGGAACCGGAGGCCAGACTCTTCCCGCCGACATAACCAAAGAAATCGGCGGCTCAAGATATGCATCAGGCACGCTAGAAGCTGCCTGGCGGTCGGGCAAGCTGATGGTATCGGAAGAAGGCATTGGCACCGGCGGAAACTGGATATCTATGGAGGACTGGGCTAAGAAAGCCGGGGCCTCGGGTTATTCCGAAGAAGCCCTCTTAAGCGAACTCCAAAAGATGCAGAGCAGCAAAATCGCTATCGATGGCGGTACTAAGGCCCAGATAGTTGAGGCCTTTCGCGCGGGCGCGCTTGAAGCTGAAACCATCACTACCTCAAGTGCAACCAAAAACGCGGCCACTTATGATTATGTGGCAGAATTCTACAAGAGAACTCATGCGGAGGCCATGAACAATTTCGTGGCCACCAACAATTGGGCCAATAATGAGACCAGAATGACCGCCGCAGGTCTTGGAACAGCATTGGTGACCGGCAGTTCTGCCATCCTGGAGAGCACCGCCGCCAGCAAGGTAAACTTTGACCTGGGATCAAAGTCTTGGGTTGAGAGCGTAAATCAATCAAACGTGCTGACCTCGACGGCAACCAAAAGTAATGTAGCTGCAGTTGATATAGCGACTCAGTTTTATGCCAGCACGCATGCTGCAGCCATGGCCAATTTCACAGCAACGAACCTCCTAGCCAACAACGAGACTCGGGCCGCCTCTGCGATCTCACGTTCCAATATGGTCGCCGGAGGTAGCGCCATTTTAGAGAGTGCTGCCGCCACAAAAGTCAATTTCGACCTGGGAAGCAAGAACTGGATCAACAGCACTAACCAGGGCGGAGCGATCCACCTAAATGCCGCCAACCAGGGCGCGGCAGTGTCCATCAATGCCTCAAATCAGAAGGCTTCTATTGAGACCGCCGCAGCCACTACCAGCGCGTCCACGACCACGGCCGCGGGCCAGGGGCTGAAAGCCAACGTCGATGGTGCGGGGGAGGGCTTCAAGTCAGCCGTCACAGCTGCCAGCGATGCCGCAAGTAACGCTCTCTACCAGCTTCCCGCGGTGTTCAGTGGCCTCCTGGGGGGTGGCGGATATAGCTCGGGTGGTGGCGGCAGCGTTGGAACGGCAAATTTTAACGATTGTCTCTTCGAAGGCGGGTTCGTGGATGGATGCACCGGAGTATCCATTCCCGGCCTGAAATACACCAACCCCCAGGGAGTCACTACCATCATAAATCCCATGAATTATAACAGCGGGAGTGGCCTATCAAGCTCCTCCTCATCCTCTGGCGGGTCTTCCGGATATAGCCTACCTACGGTATTCCGAGCCCGAGGCGGCCTGATCGAATCTCCGGAGGTTGCACTCATCGGCGAGAAAGGCAGCGAAATGGTTCTGCCTCACGACATCACTCAGACTATCCTGACCCTGACGAATATGGGACTAGGGAAGGCAGGCGGTGGAAGCGGCGACACTACGATAAATATCAATCTGGATGGTAGGCAGATTGCCCAGGCTGTGATGAACAGGGCCACTGGCATGATGAGACAGGCAGGGCTAGGGATCAGGTAATGGTCACTTGGGACGAACTGGCCGCCCTGACATGGGATGAGCTATGCGAGCTGTACACNNGGGACGACCTGGCCGGGAAGAATATCTATGCTGTCAGTAGCCGGGACGAACGTCGGTAATATACCGGCGGGATAGCCTATCCATAAGGCATAGGATCGAAGAGCGGTCCGCTGCCGATTTCCAGATAGTGGACGAAGGAGACGACTATTATTTCGAGTACGGCCAGGAAGTTAAGATCTACGATTTTGACGGTATTCTTCTTTTTGGTGGCCTGATCACAGAAGCCATGAAGACCGCCATAAAGCCCGATTGGTCGGTTTGTGTTCATGAGATCTCGTGCACCGATTATACGGCATTGGCCGATCGTCGGGTATTCCTGGGGGCTTATGAGGAGGCAACCGGCCACGAGATAGTTCAGGATATCATGGTAGTCCTGGCTGAAGAGGGCATAACTGAAGGAGATATCCAACTAGGCGAAGACCTGGAGAACCTGTCATTCAACAGGATAATGTGCTCGGAAGCCCTCGATAAGGTAGCTGAGTTATGCGGCTATACCTGGTTCATCAACGAGTTCAAGCAGCTCTATTTCATAGCCCGAGGTACTTATCCAGCTGCCTGGCATATCACAGACGGCTCCAAGATCCGGCGGGGCCAGCTCGATATCATAACCGGCAACCCGGAGTACCGGAACGTTCAGTACATCCAGGGCGGCCAGGCTATGACTAGCCTCCAGACAGAACCTTTTACCGGAGATGGGGTAGAACGAAATTTTACGTTGAATTATCCGCCCGCGAAACAGCCCATTATCACGCTTAACGGCAACCCCCAGACCATCGGGATCAAGGGCGTCAATACGTCGGGGTTCGACTATTATTGGTCGAAAGGTGACCTGATAATTGCCCAAGACACCGACGGCGTCATACTGGAGGCCACGGACAACCTTGTCATTCAGTACTACGGCACCTACAAGCTCATAGCGAAGGCTTCTCAGTACGCCGAAATCACCCGCCAGAAGATAGCCCAGGGTTTCGGATCTGGAAAGATCGAGAACATCGTCAAAGATGCGGCAGTTCAGTCCCAAGCATCTGCCATCTCAATGGCCCGCGCCAAGCTCCTCCACTATGCGTCTATAGGCGTCAAAATCAGGTATGAGACGTTCTATGCGGGCCTGGCGGCGGGGGTCGTCCAAGACGTCGATTATGAGGCTGCCGGCCTGACGGCCCTGGAGATGCTCATATTCTCGATTGATATCAGTTCTGAGAAAGGTAAGCCCGTCTACAAGATTGAGGCCGGCGTGGGGCCGGTCGAGGACTCCTGGGAAAAGATATTCTGCCGCCTGGCAGATGAGACAAAGAGACAATCGGCAGAAAGCCTTGGTGAGGCAGATGTCATCCAGGGGCTAGAGGAGTTCTCAAAGATCTGGTATTCTACTGACCACCCCAACCCGTTCCTCTCAGTGGACAGCTCGGGCACCCCGGCGGACATAGACTTCCCCTGCCTGGCAGATGCGGACAAGCTCTCCTATTGTGTGCTGTACTCCGGGGGTGTCGAGTTCTTCCGGAAACCGATTACAAGCCAAGTCCTGGGGGCTACTCAGATTGATACCGTATGTCTCATACTTTCTGAAGAGGCCAACAATGTGGCCATATCTCATGTAGGACTCTGGGGCGGAGATGGATGCAGCTCGACGGCAGGGACCGGGATCGAGATGGAGAAGCACGAGTTTGTCAAGACCAAAAATGCTCTTGAAAGCTTGCAGCTCAATTTCGCTGACACTTACGAGGCTTGAAAAATGTCAATTCCATGCATAAGAAACCCTGGCATCCTGAAACCGGAAGGCCCCGAGCACGCCAGCTTGGCTATTATAAACAGCAACTATGAGGTCATCGACAGCCTCATAGCTAAAAATAAGCTCAATGGCGTGGTGGATCCGGCAGTAACCAACGATCTTGCAGACGGCTATTCCATAGGCTCGATCTGGATCAACACGGTGGATCATACCATATTCATTGCGGAGGATGTGACCACTGGGGCGGCTGTCTGGAGGCAGATCTATCCAACATCCGCGGCTAGTATAGACCATGGCGGGCTTACCGGACTATCGGACGACGATCACACTCAGTACATAAAGCATGCATTAGCTACTGCTGCAAACGATTTTCTGGTAGCTTCGGGGGCGGGCGCTTTTGTGAAAAAAACGTTAACAGAGACACAAGCTATCTTGGGTTGTCGATGGAGCCTCAATGAGATACCGTCCGGCACCATAAACGGCGTCAATGTTACTTTCACGCTGGCTCATACTCCTGTGGGCCAGATTATGCTCTACCTGAACGGCCAGTATATGACTGTCGGAGTTGGTGAGGACTACATTCTGTCTGGCATTACGATAACAATGGCTGCCCCGCTTATACCTGGTGACAAGATTCGAACTAATTATCAATATTGAGGTGATTTTATGATGAAAAAACTGATTTTGATGTTGTGTATGTTGCTGCTGCTATGCAGTTGTGTCGATGCGGCCACAAAGATCGGCCTGGATAGGATTAACTGGAGCCATAGCGTCCCGGTGGGGGAGAATATCACCCTGAGCGGTGGATATATCCTCGGTGAGGCAATATCGGAGAACACGATATCGGTCGGTCCTTCGGATGTGTATGATTTTACAACCGATGGAACCGCAGACGAACTCACACTTATGGAAGCAGCCGCGGCCCTCGGTGGCAGGGGAACGGTTCTCCTAGCAGCAAATGATTACCAGTTCAGAGGGACGCTGACCGTGCCCCTTGGAGTTGAGTTTCGCGCCACTGTTCCCGCTATATACGGGACTGGGTTACTGGGCGGAGATAACGGCTTTGTGACGAATTCTACTGCTCGCTTTTGCATAACGAATGCCACACATACAGCAGTAAAACTCACGGGAGGTTCCAAGCTTACCAATATTGATTTTTATTATCCTAATCAGGAAACGAATTCATCCACCCCTAAGATATACCCATACACCATCACTCTGGCCGTTTCCGGTCCGCAGTGGCCCGCTCATGTAAGCATAATGAACTGCCATATAGTAAACGCTTACGACTTCCTGGATGCTACATTGGGTCACTCCCATCTCGTGATCGATGGCCTTGTAGGCACAGTGATTCACAAGGGTATTCTGGTGGACAATGGCGGGCACGGCGATATTTATAATAATATACATTTCTTGCCTCATTATGGAGGGCAAACACTTGGCAATTTGTTGATAAATTATATTTGCTCTAACATGACAGCATTTGAATTTAGAGAATGCGATAATGGTATAATATCTCAATGTGGAATATGGAATGCTGGTAGTGGTATTATTCTGANTGGTACNAATGGATTATTNGTCACACAATGTATTTTTGATTACGTAAAGCGTCCATTAGTGTTAANAAATTCTGCATTAAACAATATTATCGAAGATAACACATTTGTATCTATGCAAAGCAATTATAACTATGCTTACATAAATACTCGTATATATAATAGTTCTCAACGAGCCGTTTACATTTCTGATACTGGATCTGGTGGGAATATTATAAGTTCCAATGTCATACGATCTGGTGGATGTGGTATTTATAATAATGGTCCGCGTAATACTATTACTGGCAATAGCATTCAATTTGGATTTGTTAATTCTAGTTATGATTTGTCAATTGGTATAAACAATTTAGTCAGGTGGTTCCGATTCCATCATTTCTGGAAATTATATNACTGGAGGANATAGAATAGCAACGCTTGGAATTACAACGTATAGTTCCGCTAATATCTTTGGAAATACTATTCTATCTGTATCAAACGGCGCCTTCTACGATAATGCTCACAACATTGCTAAGAAACGTATAACTAATAACATTGGCATTAACCCGATGGGTGCTCTAACCAAACCTGCAACTAATCCGGTTAGTGGTACCACCTATACTAATTATTTCGGCTGNCCTGTACTTGTAACTATATCAGGTGGCACTGTAACTCAGATTGCTATAAATAGTGTGAATACCGGACTGATATCTGGAGCGTTCACGTTGGGGCCGGATAATACAATAAAGGTAACGCACTCAGGTGATCCGACCTGGACTTGGACGGGGCTGTAAGAAATGAAAAGACTACTAATAACGTGGAATGGTGATATGGAACAGTGCCGCGGCAGCCAGCGGCACTCCTGGGTGGATGTGCACCACGACCGGCGTAGAAGGATCTGCTGTTTGGAAAGCTTTGGCGAATTTGGCCGCCTGAATGAGAGGTAAAAAATGGCTTACATCCCTACCACCTGGGCCGAAACGGGCATGAGTACGGTGGACAAGGTCGATGGCCTCAATAACCTGGAGACTATCTACACGTCCGCTATTTCGGCAATTGACGCGATCGGGCACAGTGAACGGTATTATACCAAGACTGAGGCCAATGCCAAGTATTTCACAGCAGCCACAGACGGCTCCGGCTCGGGGATGATTGCCGCCAAACTAGACGGATGGACCGCGCTCCAGATCATCAATTCGGGCACCCCGGCCGGATGCATAGGGATGTGGCATTCTACCATTGAGTCCATCCCGGCAGGATGGTACCTCTGCGATGGCCTGAATTCGACTCCAGACATGAGGGACCGCTTCCCAGTAGGCGCGGGCGGGAACTATGACCTGGGCGACTTGGGCGGATCCAATAGTGTCACGGCGAGCTCTGCCTCAGTGACCATAGGCGGCCATGTTCTGACTGCTGCTGAGATCCCCAAGCATACTCATGGTACCATTTCCGACTGGTGGGGTACGACCGGAGGTTGCGGCGTGCCTTCTGGAGACGGATCTGTTACTTATGCAGAAGGAGTAGTGATAACAAATGAATATGGGACTACCGCTTCTGTTGGTGGTGGAGAATCGCATACTCACACTGGGAGCTTTGCAGGCACGGCCAGCCAGGACAAGAGGCCCCCGTTCCATGCGTTGGCCTTTATCATGAAGGGGGCGGTATAGATGGCCTATACAAAATATCAAGATCCCTGGGGCGATACTGATCTCCGATCAGCGGAAGCCATGAACCATATCGAGAGCCAATGGACATCAATAAATGCTCTGGTCGTGGCGCACAACCACGATACCCGGTATTTCACGAAGACTCAGACCGATTCATCATTTTTCTCGACCACCAATTATGCGGATTGTGATGCAGATCTTTTGGACGGCAATCACCTGAGTGTAATTGTCCAAGAGATCATGCCCATAGGGGCTATCATGGCCTGGTACCAGGGCACCATACCAACGGGCTGGTATGTATGCGATGGGGCTGCCCACAATGGCTACACTACCCCCAATCTGGTTGAGCGCTTTGTAATTGGCGCTGGCGGGGCCTATAATCCTGGAGATACCGGAGGCCCAGGGAGCTGGAACGGAACTATCACCCCCACGGCCTCAATCACAATAGGATCTCATCAGCTCACAACGGCAGAACTTCCCGTCCATGCCCACACTTATACCGAAAAACGAAACGCAAAATCTCTTCNAGCTGATAGTGGTACGAGCTATTCAGGCACATTGATGCAAGAGGATAGCACGGTCTTAGAACAGGCGACAGGCAACGGCTCCCATGATCACACGTCCGGATCGAGCATAACCCTGAACGCAATCGATCCCAGGCCGTCGTATTATGCCGTCTATTTTATTATGAAATGTGAGTGATTCTATGGTTTATACTCCTAATACGACTTGGACTAGCAGCAGCCCCTTAGCTTCGGCGTTGCTGGATAACCTAGAGACTCAGTACGATGAGGCCTACTCGTATCTGTCCGCCCATAACCACGATAGCTCGTACTATACCAGCACCTCCATGCTATCTTCTTTCTGGCATGCTGGAAACGATGGGCCCGGCTCCGGGCTGGATGCAGACCTGCTCTATTATTCCGGCGGGAACCTGCATTACTCGGACTTCGCAGGCCTGGGAGTCGAGGCCGGCCTGATCATCTGGTGGTACGGGGCTATAGCCAACATACCGGCGGGATGGACATTATGCGATGGAACGAGCGGCACACCGGACATGAGGGGGAGGTTCTCTTATGGCGCCGGTGGCACTGCTAATCCTGGGGCAACCGGAGGATCGACAACTTTCACGGTGACCGGAACGCTAACCGTGGGAGCCCATTCGGTGACTATCGCAGAGATGGCGGTGCACAGCCACCAGTTTCTTGATAAATATAAAACGGGATCATCATTTTTTGGGTATTCAACTGCATATCAAGAAGCTATACGGTCGATGTACACTCAGGCTGGGACGACATCCAATGCCGGGTCCGGTGCAGGCCATGAACATAGCGCGGCTGAAGGAACCAGCCTAACCGGGAATGCGGTGGCCAGCCTGCCTCATTACTATGCGTTGGCCCTGATAATGAAGACCTGAAAAAAGAACTACTTGCTCCTCTCTTGGAGGAGCTGGAGAAGCTGGATCCGGCGATTGATGCTATCCAGCTTCATGCCTGCTATTTTGTACTCGTGCTGGGCCTGGCGGGAAGCTTTCTCCGCCTGGTGGAGGGCGGTGAGCAGGTCTCGGGTGGCCCTCTGGGCCTTCTGCTGCTGCCTGCCAGGATCGGTGATCCCGTCTGCCACGGCCTCGTTTATGGCCGCCAGGAAAGCGTTTTCCCTGGCGATCGCCGCTACTATCCGGGCTTCTTCGGCTTGGAAGAGCTTTACTTCAGCATCTTCCAGAGCTTCGTAAGCCTGGCATACTTTTTCCAGTGTGACTTCCGCCTCCTTGCGGTTCAACTCTGCGAAATATCCATCGTCGGGGGGTTCGGTCACTTGGATGGCTTCACCGTTCTTTCCGCACTTGTATATCATCTCCGCCTGGTGCGTATGTGGTTCGGAATCTACATCCATGGAGCGGCCTCCACCGACTCATTGGTCATCCTATCGATCTGGGGGCCTGTCAGGTCGTTGAGGGAGAAGGCGGTCAGGTTCACGGTCTCGGACTTCTTCCGGGGGCCGGATGCCATCCAAGGATCTCCTTTCGTCTTGCTGAGGTTATCTTGTGTCAGCACTGGAGGAAGCTGGTAGGTCATTGTATCCACCGGGCCGATATAGGCGGCTCCCTGGTTCCCATAGAATGGGTCGGTGGTCTTCAGGCTCGGGTCTGGAGCTAAGAACGGCACTCCCCATGAGGTCTCGCGGACGTCGTATGCGGCTACCATGCCGACCGATAGCAGCAAGACGCACAAGATTGCTATCATTTTTCCCATGATAACTAATACCGCTTTATAAGTATATATAACTTCCGCCCTCGATGTACATATCAAGGTAAGTTAGATAATTATAAATAGCCGAACCTCCGACATAGACGCATGGAACCAGAAGTAGAGAGGTTGATCCTCACCGAAATGGAGCGCCAGTCGCGAGAAATTGCGAGCCTAACGGCCAAAGTCGACCGGCTGATGCGGCAAGACTTTTTTCGGGCGCGATTTATACAGCCGAAAGAGGGTGTCGAAGAATGAGACGATTGTCCGCCGTGATCAGCTACGAGGCAAAAGAGATCCTGATCGAATACCAAAAAGAAAAGGGCATACGCACCCAAGATGAGGCGATAGATCAACTGATAAAGGATTTCAAAAAACTTAGGAGTGGTATTTGATTGAAATCTGATATGGCGGCATACCTCGGTGCATACCTCGAACGGCATCCAGGCAGAACAATCACACCGATATTTAGCGCAATTGATAAGGGAATGCCGCGCTACGAAGTACGTATGGAAGACGGCAGAACGGTGGTAGTCTATCCGGGCGAAATGTTCCCCGAATAGACGTCAAACACCTGGATGCCCCTGTGCTTCCCGGACGGACAGCCATCTGGCCAGGAGGCGGGCCGCGGGGCTTCGGTGCGGTGGATTTGCGGGGAGGCATCAGGGGGCGACCTCCTCAGCCCTGTAATGTGCCAAGATACTCCATCAGATTGCAATATCTGATGAGTACCTCAAAGGCTCCGCAAGGTCTCTGCCATATTCTTTTTGTGGTACTTTTCAAAATTTCATATTTATATGTAGATTGTCCAGGATATTTTTGCATAACTACAAAATACCTACCTTTTTCCCGAACAATTTGCAGTTTGTGCATCTCATATTCAAAGTCGTCCTTGTAATACGGTTTTGCATCAACCACGATTCTATCATCTTCTGATTCAAACATTTCTTGTTGCCGACGCATTTCATTGGCCATCTACGCCACCTCCACGTATTTTATCCAGCGTTTAGCAAACTCCATCGCGATTTCCTCAGACGGGCCTGCCCACACGGCATTGCCGCACCGGACTTCCGTGATGACGTCTCCCACTGCGACGTCGCTGAATGCATCCGCCTGTGTGGCGGGACGCTTTCGTATCATCACGCAATCGCTTATTGTGTTTTGGGCCATCTACGCCACATCCTCGACCATTGCCGCCCTCTTTCCGCAGAGAGGGCATATGGCTACTTCCTTTTCGTCTACTATATGCCAAGTAGTCTCGATTTCTTCTATTGTCAATTCATACCCACAGATTCCGTTTTCGCATTTGTACATCACATTTCACTTCCAACACCTAACACGTATCGCGAGTATATATAGCTTACGATACGTAATCTATCTTTTCTAATATCGTCTACTGTGGGTAGCGTAAGCTATATATACTTACGTGGCGTAATTGGGTATCATGGCAGAAAAGTCAGAGTT